TTTCGAACATGAGAAATAGTCCAGGGGGAAATTACTCTGGCATCATGAGCGGTATTAATGGATTAGATGCTGTTGGACGAAGCAATTTTCTTAGTACTAGTAAAGCGGCTGTTGATACTTACTACAAAGATGCAAAAATTGGTGCGCCATATGATCCAAAATCTGGTATCCAGCCCCTCACAGGAGGTTTTGATCCTGCATACTTTTTAGAAAACAATGCAAATGTAGGTGCCCAATGGAATCAAGCGCAGACTTCAGTCTCAATTAATGGACAAGGCTTTCAAGATCTTGACATTACTGCAAGGTATGGAAACAATCTTAATACGTATGCCGCTGCTCAGTTCTCTCAGATGGCACGTACAGATCCTTCTACTAGAGGGAATGCAGCCGTAGATCTTCCTAGTTACAGCGAAGCGTATGATGATTTAACAGATGCTGAAAAAGCTATCTATCGTGACGAATTGTTAGGGCTTACATCAGTAGGAGAAAGTGGACAACGTTCAATTGATTACACAGACGACAAGACTTCTCAGTTTGAATCAAAAGTTCTTTTAAATTTTACAGGACAAGAGTTATTAGAGCAGGATAAATTTGGTACATTAACTCAGGACTCTTTAAAATTTGCAGCTGATGAATTAAAGAAACAACAGCAGTCATATGCTCAATTAGATCTATATAAAAACCTCCCTGGATTTAATGAAATTTATTCGGCCAATGAATCTTTATCTCAGTCGATCTTAGGAGATAGTGGCATTGGTGGTTACCTTGCCATGTTAGGCAAGGATACTGAGGGAATGGCTGACTCCCTTGAAGAGCAGTTGTCAAGAGCGACAGGCATTCCTTCTAGTAACAGTGCAGTCTATAACTGGCAAGAGTGGTTTGATAATGAGATGGTAAAAAGATATGAAGATATGACTGAACTTACTGTTGAATTTGAAGATACAATTTCAGATTTAGATTTAGATTCAGAAACAGGAAGACTACAGTATGAAATTGAACTGACCAGGATGGGCATTGAGCCTTTTGATGCGAATGGAAATTTAATAAGTCAATCAAATGCATTGTCTCAACTAGAAGCAAATGAGTTTCAACGCACATATGAAATACAAGAAGAATTTAAAACTAATTTCATTGAAAACTATCTAAGACCAAGATTTGATCAATCCAAGTCCATGGATGAATTTATTAGTTATATGGACGTACAAGAAGATGAGCAAAATATTTTCCAAACACAAAGTGCACTTGATAGTTTAAAAGATCTTGCATCGCGACAATCTCTTTTGTTACTGCAAAATGTTCAAAAGATTCCCGGTAATTTTGATTATGAATTTTATTTTAATCCGACAGATTCTAAATATGGTGACAATGAACTCAAGAAAGATACCTATGCTTTACAGAAAGACCAAATCTCACAAGACTGGACAGCTGCAAAAGCTAATGGTAATTCTGTGCCTAGGGGACAGAAAGCTGATGCTAATGGAAACAACTACACCTGGAACCAGTGGGCCTACTTTTATGGCGCCGATCTTAATGATGCAGATTCTTTTGCAAAATTACATTATCAAGTACTAGGCGCAAGAGAAGGTTTTGATCCAGCACGAGATATTCTTACGACAGAAGACGTTGATGATTACCTAGTAGATACTGTTATTCCAGCACTCGATCAAGCAGGAATTGATCTAGACGGTGCGACCTTTATGAATTTTGTCACGCCTGAGCAGTTTGCAGATGAGCTTCTTAAAGGTATTGATCCTACAGAAAATAAAGAAGCTTGGAAAGAGATCTTAGAGATGTATGGTCTAGATGAAAATGTAGCTATTGAAGAAGTACGTGGTTATATTATTGAAGCTGTAAGGACAGGAGCAGCTAAACGAATAAGAGAATCAATTAAATTTTTAAATGAAAAAGATAAGAAGATTACACAGAAAGAACTTGGTATTAGCTACATTCAACGTGACTCAGATAAAAAAGATATTGATGACGAAAGTGCATCAGAACTATACAAGATTTTTCAAAACGCAGGTTACACAGGAGATGAAGACGAGTTCTTTGATACCTTTATGCCTGATGCTGACCGTGCTGATATTGAATTTCTCCAGCGCGGTATAACTGGTGATTTTAATTTTAAAGATTTTGATAGTCAGGATCCTTTTGAAGCATTGAGTAATGTAGGTGGTCTACTGGGCGAGGGAGGAAACATCTTTGGGACTGATAGTGAAGAAAAAAAAGAGATGAAGATGACTATGCCACAGATACTGGCCGCTCTATAATTGATGGGTATACAGATTTCTTTAAATAATATAAATGTCTAAAGCAAAGAAAGCTGCTAGTGCGGCTAAGTTACATAAAGATAAGATGGCATGTAACAAGCCAAAGAAAACCCCTGGACATAAAACTAAATCACACGTTGTAAAAGCTTGCGAAAACGGGAAAGAAAAGATAATTCGATTCGGTCAACAGGGCGTAAAGGGTGCTGGCAAGAACCCGACGACAGCCAAAGAGAAAGCACGTAAGAAGTCATACTATGCAAGACATAACGCCCAAGATTCTAAACCATCTAAAATGAGTGCACGTTACTGGTCTCATAAAGAAAAATGGTGATGAAAGACAAATTTTTAGTTACATTAAATGCTGAAGTCTGCCGTACTTTATACCAAGCAGTATGTGATGCTTTAGAAGTTTGGCCTGGTTCACCAGCTAGACCACCAGAACAACAAGAACAGTATCGACAAATGAAGCTCTTTTTGTTTAGTATAATTTGTGAAGCTAATTATGAGCTATGAACAACTCCGGTAACTACATTCAGGCTAAACCAAAAAAGACAAGGCAAGGTACTGGTAAACACTCCAAGCCCAATCATGGACGGAAACAACCTAGAGGCCAAGGAAAGTAAGTTATTATTAGATAACTTATTGTAATGAAATGGTTCCCTTTAACGAAGCGATTCAGCTAATCAAAACGTTTGAGGGTTTTCACGAGAAAGCCTTTAGCGATCCTACGACGGGTGAAGAAGCTTTCGTTATTGGTTTTGGTACTACTTATTATCCTGACGGCTCTCCAGTACGTCAGGGGCACCTTTGTACCGAAAGGAAAGCACTTGAGTATTTGACCGATGAAATCAACGTCATTTCAACCCAGCTCATAGATTTAAATCTAGGGCTGGATCTCCCAATGCTCAATGCTTTAGTTTCTTTTGTTCACTCAGTAGGCTGGGAAGCTTTCCTCTATAGTAATATTGTTGATTGCTGTGAGCGAGAGGACTACAGTCAAGCAGCAAAAGAAATGACCAAATGGATTTATGATGCAGACTATGCAGTCATTGGTGGCCTTGTGGAACGTCGCCGTAAAGAAGCTAGTCTATTTTTAAGTGAGCTATTCGATAATAATTGGGCCGGATCAGACATCCTTTTGAGGGCTTTTAGAAACTACACAGCTTCTCCAGGGCAAGTAAGAGCAATTCGCAAACTACAAGAATCAGTAGATCCATATGCATTGTCTAGCTTTGCCAATGATTTTGAGATCGATAGTGATCCTTATTCGGACTTCAGCCAAGCTGAGTATGACACAATCTTTAATCTGTAGCCTACAATATTAAAAACAAGGAAAAGAAGCATGAATAGCCACTCGCAAAATGAAGATTATGAGCTGCCTTTACACTTGCAGTTGGCGATGAGAAAGGCTGAACTAGACTCTCAGGAAATGACTTGGGATCAGCTTCAGATTGCTTTACTGTGCTTGTTTCATAAACGTTTGATTGAGACCCAAGCAATCAAAGACATGCTGGCAGGAGAAAATATTGATATTGAATTTGATGTCCCCACCGACTTTGAACTCACCCAACTAGCTTTGACTATGATGCGTGATGAGGAAGACGACGATGGGGATAGCAACTACCAACCTTTCTAAAACGGTTTACTTTTTCTTCTTTCCAACCATTGAACGGAGCCTAGCCATCTTATCTTTCATTGATTCCTTGGGGCCGCTTTCTTTTTTATCATCTCCACTACCACCTTTTTTTAAACTACGGACTTCTTCCCGTAGCTTTTTATTTTCTGCTCGTAGCTTAGCTTCGCCTGTTTTTGCTGCTTTGGTATAAGCCACAGGGCGCTTGTTGCTTGGTGCAGGTTTTTTAATTGGTGCCATTGGTTGTAAGCAATTACTTCTTAATCTTACGGTTCCCAACCAGTTGGCGGAACTATTGCAGGGCCTAGATTAAAAGCACATCTTCTAGCTAAATTACTAAGCACTTTTCTTTTGTCTTCATTACTAAGAACAGGCGTATGAATAATCTCCCACGCTACCTCAGAACAAAGTCTTACAGGTAGTGCGGGAGGAGCTGTTCTATAAGGGATCACTGTTATAGGGATCACCATAAACCTGGAATCAAATCACCAGTCAAAGTATAGGCACCAAAGGCAGCAATGATGCCTAGCATTGCAAGCCTACCGTTTAAACGTTCTGCTTTTGTGTTGTGGTTTTCGTTCACTTCAATTACCTCCATTGTGGGTTCTTTGGCAAAGACGTTTGTTTGTCCGTGCTCGTTTGTCGTGACAGTCATCTTTGTAAAGTATTGTGTACATTAACAAACTAACCTGCCCAAATACCATTGAGCCTTGCGTAGTGACTCATCTCCACCTTTCTTTTTTTCTCTCCAAACATATTTGACGACGTTGCCTTTGAGGTAGCCACGGTATTCTTCAGGTGTTAGCTGTGCTTCAATCGCTTCAATACATTCGATTGAACCTTCAGTCATATAATGTGCCGGGTGATTCACATTATCAACAACAGCTGCCTTATGCTTCTCAAGATAAGTCTCCCAGAGTTTTTCTTGATATGTTTTTTCATCAGCCTCTTTAGCCTCTTTCTTTGCCCATGGGACAGGGCAAATACCATCTGGGCAATCTGAAATTTCTTCTTGATTCAAATCGCCAGATTCTGCAGGACTGATCCCGATCGGTTTAAACCAGCCCTCAGCTTCCTTTGGTTGGTCGTTGCCACTGCTTGCTCTTCGGGGGAGAGCTGCCCCATGTCCACCAAGAGTTGTCGTGGTTGTGGCATTGCGCCCTGCATCATTCCCTCTTCCGCTGATGGAATTGTTCCCGTTACTCCGCATCTTGGTTGTGCCCTTGGATCTATAGCTAAGTTAACACGATCTGACATATCTTGCTGGGTCACAGCCAAACCAGTGTTGTACTGGTCATACATAGGCACATCATTCGCTTCATTATCTAATGGCTGACCAATATCATTCATGTCAACCATGCGCTGACGAAGAGTATCATTCTCTTCCATAAAAGCACTAAGGAAGCCGTCCATTTATCTATTCGCTGGGAGTATACTGTTAATTATAAGTTATATAAGTCAATGGCAATAGGTAGCTCAGGCAGTGGTGTTAGTGACTTAAATCCTGAGAGAGCTTATGACGTTGACGCTCGTCGCCTTGATGAAACTGAGAGGAGGATTGACCGTGCAGCGGACACTCGCAACGAAGATAAGCAAGATCGTGTTGGTAAGTTTCTGAAATCAGCACGTTCAGCCGGTAAGTTCCAGCAGAAGAGACAAATTGATGCGCCATGGAGGGATCGTGAAGGTCAAATGCCTGCGTTCACCGAAGGAGATCGATTTGGCAGGGCTGGTTCAACGAACTATGCGGATAAACCACAACCGTCAACCAGTAAGCTTTATTACTAAAGCCTACTTAATATTCTAATCACACTTTTGACAATACAACCTCATAAGGTTGTTTGTTGTACTTACCTTTTCTCTCAAGGTACGACACATCACAAGGCTCACCTTGGTAAAACAAGAGCTGACAGATACCTTCATTGGCATAGATTTTATTAAACAAACTGGTACAGTTACTGATCTCTAAAGTTAGATGACCCTCCCAGCCTGCCTCCGCTGGAGTAATGTTGACGAGGATGCCTGAACGTGCATACGTACTCTTACCAACCGCAACAACTGTAACGTCCCTGGGAAGACAAAGACGTTCCATAGCAACGCCAAGACAATAACCATATGGCGGAATGATGAAATATTTTCCTTTCTCATCTTCGTGTAATTCAGTCTCTTTTAAAATTTCAGGGTCAAAGTTTTTAGCGTCACATACGCCGTGTTGAACACCGCCAAAAAGAAGGCACTGACTAGGAGACAGCCGAATATCGTACCCATAGCTCGATAAACCATAGCTCAATATTGGCGTATTGTTTTCAGTACTTATTAGTTTATCTTGGAAAGGCGCAATCATACCTTCCTCTGCAAATTTTTTGATCTGCTTATCGCTTAGAACTGACATGCTTGCCGCTTGAGTGTTCCAACTCTACAGCAAGATCCTTCCTTTTTCACCGTAGATATCGCAAAAATCTTCAGTAGCTTTTTCAATATTTTCTTTAGGTTGTAAATAGATGACTGCACTAGCGCCTGTGGTACGTGAGTCAGTTTCTTCTTCACCGAAGTAATGTCTTATAAGCTTGGGACGAGACTTCAAAAGACACACAGGATGATCAAAGATATCTTGTGAATACATCACGATATCAATATAATTTGTAAAATAAATAGCTTGCTCAACATTTCCTTTTAGCCACTGTTGCTTTAAAGTTTTCCACCAAATAGCAGAGCCTGACGTCAAAGTAGGAGATAAGCCCCTGGTTGGTATCCACCGTGCTTCACGTTTGTTGTAGTAAAGACAAGCCGGTGGATGAAAGCAATACACTTTACCAAACCACTGCGCTACATTAATGGGATCATCTTTAGCAGTAAAGAAGTGATCTGCTCCTACGTAACCGTTAGCAAACTCTGAGCTAGCAGGATCCAGATCGATGTTACCCATAAGAAGATGAGCACTATCAATAAGGTCTCTATTGGAGATCCATTCATAACCTTCTACTCGACGGTTGTCTCCTCTACGTACGGTCATTCTGATGCCTGGTTATAGTCGATTGCAAAGTATCGCATCCCTTGATGATCGTTGATAATGTATCCTGCGCCAGCTGTAGGGTCGATTTTTTGAGCTGCTTCAAGGATGCTTTTAAACGTTTCTTTGAGTTCGCCATCTGAGTTTTCCTCTGCATTGTGGAGTTCTTTTAAGGTTAGCCAGAACATTGACCTTTCGCTATTGTTTGGCTGAAAGCACATAACACCAGGGCCTTCTGTTTCCCAGAATTTAATAGACTGTTCGCCCATGTCTCCTAGCAATAGCTTAATAGTTGCATCTGCATACTTAGCACTGGCAGGATCCATGTCTTTGCCAATGACTGATGCTAGTAATTCTTCGCGTCTACTCATGGCTCAATAGTTTCTGGCGGTTTAAAACAGTAATCATCTTAGGCAATGGCTCATAAATAACAACCATTTTGCCTAACACACCCCGTTTTTTTATTAGCTTACCATTATCGTCACGCATTTTGGACAACTCACCAGCACGAATAAGGTACTCAGCAACACAGCGCAACCTTCTTTTTAAAGGCAAGTCAGCATTTGGGAAACGACTACAGATCGTTTCTGGTTTCATATCTGAAAAAGCCAACCGTAAACGATTGGCTAAAGTCATATTGCTATTCGGATCTTCAATTTCAAAATCACGAATCATTTGGATGTAACGACGGAGAGTAGCGTCATCAAATGATCCAGTAGGTGGCAGGAAAGGAGCAACTTGAGCACTTAAGCTACTAGGTAGATGCTCCTTGTAATTATCTATTGTCAAAAGATCAATAAGGATCGAGTCAAAACGATGCTTCATTTTACTTATCCTTTTTCTTTTTGTAATGTCTCAAAGAAATCACGGTTGTTTTCGTAGAGGTTTGTGCCACGGTCGTTATCAAATGTTCGCAGACTTGCTTCCGGTCCTTTTGAGTAACTTAAAATTAATTGGTTCCATGGGATACGAACCATTTCTTTTTTAGTTCCAACAGGAATCACAATGTAATGAACACCCTGAACCCAACCTTTAAACCGTGGGTCTACTTGTTTTTTCTTTCCTTGTAAAATCCAATTACGTATTGTCTGGTCTGTAACGCCAAGTCTTTTAGCACACTCCTCAGTTGAAATGTATTCTTCTGCATAAAACTCAGGACTTACCTGATCTGTTTCATCATTTGAATAACGAGAGTGCCAAATAGAAGCAAGAATATTCCTGATTCCTTTTAGTTCGGAAGCAATTGCTGACAGTTCTTTATTTGCCTCAGCCATTCTTGATTAATGTTACACTCATACAAAGATACAACTTTATTCGTGGAAGAGCAAGTACCTGCAAGTCAGCCCCCTGGGAACTACTACGAAACTCCCGATGGTCCAAGGTATCAAAATCCTGCTGAATTTAACCAAGCCACAGCCCCTGAACCACAACCACCTCAGCAACCTGGGGTTGTTTTCAATAGGCCAGATTTTCAAGCAATGCGAGAGCAAGCTTTACAAGATGCCATCGCACAAGTAACGCAAAGACAAGCGACAGGTGAACCATCGCAACAATTTGTTCAGGCACCTGTGCCGCAACCAGCTCCTGAACCAGTTTTTCTTCCTCAACCTTTGATTCAAACACAGGCTGAACCTCAGGTTGTTTATGTAAAAAGAAACCTTACCCTAGCTGAAATTATTCTTGTTTTTGCTATTACAACAGGGTGTGTGCTAGGCATTCAAGGCATCTGGACCCTGGCGACAGACATTTTACCAAGAATTGAAATTAAAGATAAATAAGCCAGCTTATAATTAAGTATAAGACTTGGCTTAAAGTAGGGTGGCAAATAGGAAAATTACACAATTCCCGGCTATTAATCCGGCTGATATTGTAGACGAAGACCTAGTAACGCTTGTCTCGGTTTTCGAGATTGATCCTGCCCTACGTAATAAGAAATTAAATTTTAGTGGCCTTCGGGTTTACCTGGACCAGTACTATATCAACCAAGGTGAGACGGATCCGTTCACTGTAGGTAACGTACTTGTTACCGGATATGCAACAATTTATGGCGACCAAAACATACGTGGTGATCTAACTGTATCAGGGAATAGTGTCTTTGAATCAGATGTAGCACTAAACTCAGATGTTTTCATTGGGAACAACCTTGCAGTAACAGGTAATATTACTGCTAACCAAGTAGATGCTCAGAATTTAATTGGTGATTACCTTGAGGTTGTATCAGGCAACTTTACTATTGCCACAGGAACGGTAATTGATTTTACCAGTGGCTACTTTGACTATGTTTCCGGTACAACAATCACTGGTGATAGTGTCGGCATTCAAAGTGGTACGGTTGTTGACCTGACCGTCACCCGTGGCATTGATGCTGTCAGTGGTTACTTTGATTATTTAATTGTTGATGAGTTCATTGGTTCTGGTGTCACTATCACTGGAAACATTGATGCTAATAATATTAATGCAACAGGAACGATCTCAGGTGCCACCATCACAGGTGACATTGGTCAGTTCACTAACATCACAGGTATCCTTGGCGTATTCGATACTGTCTCAGGAGCGACAGTCACTGGAGATACAGTCTTATTTACACAAGCAACCGGGACTAGCTTACGGGTAACTTCAGGTAACTTTAATCAGCTAGTAGCCAGTGGTTTCTATGGCGAAACTGTTACAGGCATCGAAGCAACCTTTACTGATGCATTTATACAAAATGATTTAACAATTACCGGTGACTTGAATGTAACTGGTGATTTAAACGTAGACGAAATTAGTGCAGTCAGCGGTGTATTTTCCTACATCTCTGGGACCACCATAACGGGAGATACTATTAATGCATCCCTGATTAACGTTGATGACCTTAATGCTGCTAACTTAAATTTCTCAGGTGACCAGACAATCAGTGGTACCTTTACCATTGTTAATAATTTAATCTTAGAAGGCTCAGGTTTCATTGGTGGGGACTTATATGTCACTGGTTTAATCTCTGGAACAACCATCACAGGAACCAGTGGAACATTTGACACAATTGTCTCTGCACCTACCATTAGCGGTACAGACGGCTTCTTTGATTTCTTAGTAGTCTCTCAAGACGCTACAATCACTGGCGACTTACAAGCACACAACATCACTGCCACTGGGAACCTTGATGTCACTAGTGGTTTAGTTGTTAATGGCACGACAGAACTAAGTGGAGACCTTAGCCTCAGTGGTGATTTCTCTATCGTTAGTGGCAACATCACAGGAGATGGAGAAACTGTAATCAGTGGTATTGATTACATCCACGCAACCAGTGGACTGTTCACAGCTGATCTTGATGTTGATGGCAATGTAGTTATCTCAGGAAACCTGGATGTAAGTGGAACAACAACCTTTGATGAACTAAATATTTTAAGTGGTCTTGTCGTAAGTGGCGACCTATTTGTTTCTGGTGAAGTCATTGTTGATGACAATGCAATCATTAGTGGAAACGTTACTGCTGTCACTGGTATCTTTACAACGGTTACAGGAACGACTGCAAACTTTACCTCAGGTAACTTTGTTGATTTAAATGCTACTACTGCAAGTGGTGTTAATTTAAATTACACAAATATTACTGGTATCACTATTACTGGTGAAGATTTCTTAGGCACTAACGGTACGTTTACTCAGCTTACAGGTACCACGATTACAGGCGAAACGATCAGAACAACCACTGGTATTTTTGCTGATATCTTGGTTCAAAATCAAATTGTTATTGATTCTGATCTAAGAGTTAGCGGTGATGCTTTCATTGCTAGCGGAGTAAATGTTGGTGGTGACGTTGTTATTAGCGGTTCTGCTGTAGTTCATGATGGCTTTACTGTTCTTTCTGGACAGGCACAGTTCCCATGGGGCAACCAAACCGCACCAGGCATTACCTTTACAGGTGACTTAAATACAGGCTTCTATAACCCATCGGGTGAGATGATTGCTGCAACAGTCAACGGTCAACGAGGCTGGACAATTGAATCTGGAACAGGACCAAGTGCAGGTCGGCATGTCTTAACGATTTGGAATATTTAAAGTAGAATACATTTATATGTGTTAAGCACAAGGTAAAGAAATGGCTCCTCAGTACGGCGAAGTTCGCGTTGATTATATTACATATACTACGGGTGTTTCTCCAAACGAAGGAAACGCTACTATTTATGTTTCTGGACTGGTAAATAAACCTACTTTTAGTGGTGACGTAATAATAAAAGGTGAGCTTATCATTGAAGGTGATCTCGTCACTTCTGGTGACGTGACCATCGATCAAGATTTAACGGTTAGTGGTGATACAGATTTAAATAATTTAACGGTAACTGGTACTGGTCAGATTGAAGATCTGTATGTTGGTAATGATGCCACAGTTACAGGCAATACAAACTTACAAGGCAATCTAGTTGTTGGCGGTACTTCAACAGTTACTGGCCTTAGTACATTTATTGGTGATGGACATTTTAATAGTGATCTTTATGTAGGAGGCAATGCAACCGTAACAGGTAATCTTTCTGCTTTAGGTACTATCTCAGGTGATGGTGATGGCGGTGTCTACGGAAACGGTTACTGGAAAGTACCTTCAGGAACAACCGCACAACGTCCGACCACTCCTATAGCAGGAATGATGCGTTGGAACCAGACTATTGTTACTTATGAAGGTTACGATGGTTCTCAGTGGGGATCAATTGGTGGTGGCGCTACAGGCTCTGGCACTGACCGTGTATTTGTATTGAATGAACAGACAGTTAATACGTCTTATACAATTCCTGATGAGATGAACGCTACTAGCTGTGGACCGATTACAATTGTAGATACGGCAGAAGTCATCATCGGTGATGGTGAAAACTGGTCAATCGTCTGAGGATTAAAAACAAATGACACTTACTCTCGATGGAAATGGCACTATCTCAGGGATTAAAAACAAATGACACTTACTCTCGATGGAAATGGCACTATCTCAGGGCTTGGCGATATTGATGGACATGATCTAGAAACTAATACCTTAGTTAATATTAGTGACGCAACATTTGCTGCTCAAGCAGTAGGACGAGCCACTCTGTTTATTGATAAATCAACCAATACGGTTGGTATCAATACAACGACGCCTGCTGCTGCAGTATTTTTAGAAGTTGCAGATGATACTGACCCTATTGTTTCGTTAAACAATACAACTAACGGTGAAGTAAGACTTGGGTGTAGGACAGCTGGTGGTTATATTGGCACTGAATCAAATCATCAATTTGACATAGAAGTAAACAGCACAAGTAAAATTAGAATTGGAACAAATGGAAATGTAGGTCTTGGAGATTTAGAGACAAACTACACTTTAGATGTAACTAGAGATTTTGTAGGTGACAATGCTGTAGCTATTTTTAATAGCGTCAATAGCGGAACTGTTGCAAAAGCTAGCTTAAAAGTTGGTTATGATGCTTCAGCTCATTTAGAAATATATCGATTAGGCGGCGGTGCAACAATTTATTATGATACAAAACAAAGTAGTTCTAGCCATTTATTTGCAATTAATGGAACTCAACATTTCTTGGTTGATGATGACTCGATAGTTGTAGATGTTGACGGAAATAAATACCTTGATTTAGATACAACGAATGCTAATGGAGGCTATATCCGCTTTAAAGATAATGGGACAGCATTCTTAGACCTTGGTGATAATGATCAAATTTATGGTGCCGATGACGGTGAAGGACAAGGTGGCGGTATTAATTCTCGCGCAGGATATTCACTGTCACTTGGATCAGGAGGTAACTGCAAAGCTTATTTTCCAGGAGATACTTCAGCGCCCTTAGTATTAACAAGTAATTGCACAGGTATTGACTTCTCTGCATCACAAGGAGCTGGTGCAACTTCAAGCCTGTTAGATGACTACGAAGAAGGCACTTGGACCCCAGAAGTTCGTAATTCTTCGGCAAGCAATAGTACATTAGCACAATCATATAGCTCTAATGGTCGTTATATAAAAATCGGAAATCAAGTTTGGATTACATGCCAAATAACTAATTTATATTGTA